CACGGCGCGGGGAAACCGCCAGAGGATTGAAGACGCCCCCGGTGGGATGTTTGCGGCAATAGCAGCCACCCCATGAAGAGGTCAGTATGCCCGCATCCTTTCTCCACGGCGTCGAGGTCATCGAGATCGATGCCGGTCCCCGCCCGATTCAAACGGTCAAATCGTCGGTTATCGGTATCGTCGGCACCGCCCCGGATGCCGATGCAGATGCGTTTCCCTTGAACACACCCGTCCTGGTCGCAGGGTCGCGCACAGAGGCGGCTTTGCTCGACACGGTCGGCGATCTCAACGGCACCTTGCCCACGGCGATGGATGGTATTTTTGACCAGGCCGGTGCCGTGGTTGTGGTCGTTCGGGTCGAGGAAGGCGAAGACGAGGCTGCCACTCTTGCCAATGTCGTCGGCGGCGTCAACGCCACCACCGGCAACTTCGAGGGCGTCCACGCCCTCGTGGGGGCCGAGAGCGTGATCGGATACGCCCCTCGCATCCTGATCGCTCCCGGTTTCACACATCAGCGCCCTGGTGAACTCGCCAACCCGGTCGTCGCCGAGATGCAGGGCATCGCTGATCGCCTGCGCGCCGTCATCATCATGGACGGCCCCAACACCAACGACACCGCCGCCTATGCCGCCGCCGGTGATTTTGGCTCCTCACGCATCTATCTGGTCGATCCCTGGCACAAGGTCATGGTCGGGGACACAATCACTGATGTGCCCCCTTCCCCGCGTGTCGCTGGCCTGATCGCCAAAACCGACAACGAGACCGGGTTTTGGGCGTCGCCGTCCAACCATCTATTCTCGGGCATCCTGGGCACGACGCGACCTGTTGATTTTAAGCTGGGCGACGAGAACGCCCGCGCCAATCTGCTGAACGAGAACAAGGTGGCCACCACCATCCGGCAGAACGGCTATCGTCTCTGGGGCAACCGCTCGCTGACGCCCGACACCAAGTGGGTGTTCTTGAGTGTTCGTCGCACCGCCGACATCATCAACGACTCTTTGCTGCGCGCGCACTTGTGGGCCGTCGATCGCGGCATCACCCGCACCTATGTCGAGGACGTCGAGGAGGGTGTGAACGCGTATCTGCGCGATCTGGTCGCCATGGGCGCAATTCTCGGCGGCAAGTGCTGGGCTGATCCCGACCTCAATTCGGCGGCGAATATCCAGCTCGGTAAAGTGTTTTTCAACTTCGACTTCACGCCCGTCTATCCAGCCGAGCACATCACGTTCCGCTCGCATCTGGTCAATGACTACATCACGGAGGTGTTTAACTGATGGCTGCCGAGGACATTCTCAAATATCTGAACCTGATCGTCGATGGCCGCGGTTATGCGGGCAAGATCGAGGAGTACAATCCGCCCGATCTGACCCTGTCCACCGAAGATTTCCGTGGTGGTGGCATGGACGCGCCGATCGATATCGAGATGGGCATGGAAAAGCTGAACTGCAGCTACGTGCTCACCTCCTATGATGCCGACGTGCTCGCTCTCAGGGGCGTTAAAACCGGCTCCGGGATCCAGCTTACCGCCCGCGGCTCGCTTGAAAGCCTCGACGGCACCACAAAGCCGGTTGTCCACAACATGACCGGCAAGCTGATCTCTATGGCGCGCGGCACCTGGGGTTCAGGCAAAAAGCCATCTCTCACGATCACCCAAAGCCTCACCTACTACCGTGAGGTCCACAACCAGCGGACAATCATGGAAATCGACAAGATCAACATGATCCGCATCATCGATGGCGTCGACCAGCTCGCAGAGCATCGCGCCAATATCGGCCTGTAAGGAGGGCACATGAGCGAGGGCAAAGAAAAACCGGGTGTCGGAAAAATCACCGACAATCCAGACGGGTCCAAATCGATCGACTTCACGGATAGTCCGCTGATGATCGACGGAACCGAGGTCAAGTCAGTCAATATGCGCGAGCCGATGGTCGATGACCAGCTCGCGGTTGACCACATCCCGACGCAAGGGCGCAGCGAGGTCACGCTCATCGCCAATCTTTGCGAACTGGCACCTGATGCGATCGGGGCTCTGAAGATGCGCCAATACGGTCGTCTTCAGGACGCCTATCGGGCTTTTATGACCTGACCGACTGCGAGGTCGGTCAGGTCTATGGCCGGTCCCGCCACAAAATTGGTCTGGGGCTTGAGATCTCCGCCGCCGAACTGCGCGGCCCGATCCTCGCCCTGGCCCGATATTCAGGATGGGCCCTGTCCGAAATCGCGGCGATGTCGGTTCGTCGCTTTATCTGGTGGTTAGAGGGTATCCCGAAGAAATGAGCAAAAACCAACGCCTGCACGCCTCGATCACCATCGGCTCTGTCCTCGAGCAGTCGGTGAAAAAGAACATCGGCTTCCTGAAGTCGGGGCTCCACAGTGTTGGCGACGAGATCAAGACCGTTGAGCGGCGGCAGCGCGAGTTGGCAAAGCAGCGCAAGGTCCTGGAGAGACAGGGCCGCTCAGTCGAGGCCCTCGATCGCGAGTATGAAGACCTGACCCGCACCATGAACCGTCTCCGCCGCGCGCAGGAGCGATGGAACCGCGCCGCCGCGGCCTCGCGGCGTGTTGGGGCAACCTTCAACACCATGGCTTCGGACATCGTGAGAAACTCGCGCGCGATCGCCATCGGTGTCGGATTGGCCGGCGGCGCAATTTTTGGCCTCGCTTCGTCCACCGCTGCCCTGGGTGACGATGTCGCCAAGACCGCCGACAAGCTGGGCATCGGCATCGAGACACTTCAGGAGCTGCGCTACGCTGCGGAAAGGTCGGGCGTCGCCACATCGGCCTTCGACAGTTCACTTGAGAAGATGACCAAGAACATCGGCCTGGCAATGGAGGGCACCGGGGCACAGAAAGACGCGCTCGATGCCCTTGGGCTGTCAGCGTCTGATCTGGCGACCATGCTGCCCGAAGAAGCCTTGGGCCTGATTGCCGATCGTATGCAGAACGTCGGCACCCAAGCCGAAAAGGCGGCGATCGCCAACGATATCTTCGGGCGCTCTGGCATCGGCATGCTGAATATGCTGCGTGACGGCTCCACCGGCCTGCGCAATCTGCGCGATGACGCCCGCCGCACCGGCTATGTTTTGTCTGAACAGGCTGCGCGCGACGCCGAAGTGTTCCAGGATACGTTGCTCGACACCCAGCTTGTCATGAAGGGGCTGAAGAACACGGTCGGGGCCGAGCTGATGCCGGTGGTCACCCAGACCATGCGCCGCATCGGTAACGCCCTGGTCGGGAACCGAGAGCAGGTGAAGGTCTGGGCAGCCTCCTTTGCTGATGGTGTCGAGCGCGCCCTGCCCGTCATTGGCGAGATCGCTCTTGGTATCGGCAACGTCCTAGAGATCACTGGGCGGGTTGTCGGGGCCACCGCTGATATGGTTGGCGGTTGGGAAAACTTCGGCATGATCATCGGTGGCGTCCTGGCCTCTCGCACCGTCATCAGGGTCGGGAAGTTTGCCGGTGCCGTGTTCAGTCTAGGCCGCGCGATGTGGTCGCTTTTGGTCGCCACGCCTCTGGTCGCAGGAGGTATCCGCGCGATCGGGCTTGCGCTTGTCGCCAACCCAATCGGAGCTGCTGTTGCGGTCATCGCCGGAGGAGCCCTGCTGATCTACCAGAACTGGGAAACCATCGGCCCCTGGTTCCAGGGCATGTGGGACGACGTCAAATCCTATTTTGGCGGTCTGGCGACCTTCGTCGGCGGCGTGTTCACCGGCGACATGGAAAAGGCCAGCAAAGGCCTGGGCTCCATGTGGGCGTCCACCAAGTCGATGTTTGGCCGGATCCTCGGCGGCATCGGCGGCATTTTCAGCTGGTCTTATGACACCTTGATCAAGCCGGTCACTGACGCGCTGGGCGTGACAAAGCACATCGAGGCCGCGTGGCAGGCGACCGCCGATTTCTTTGGCCCACTCCTGGGCGATGTCGGCAAATACTTCACCGGCCTGTCCCAGCTTGTAGGCGGAGCCTTCACTGGTGACATGGAAAAGGCCAGCAAAGGCCTGGGCACTTTGTGGACCTCTACCAAGTCGATGTTTGGCCGCATCCTCGGCGGTATCGGTGGCATCTTCAGCTGGTCTTATGAGAACCTGATCAAGCCGGTCACCGATGCCCTGGGAATTACCAAGCCGATCGAGGCCGCTTGGTCTTGGGTTGAGACGCAAATTGACACCAT